GTAAACAAATGGATAAGGTTCTAATAGACATAGAAAAATTAAAAGATGCAAACAGAGAGATGAAGTATACAAATGGCAACGGGAAGAATTACTAAAAAAGTTTTAGATTACATAGCTGAAATGAATAGAACAGCAAAACAGATGAGTTATGTAAAAGATTTAAAGAAATCTGTAGAACATGGTAAGAATGGTACACAGAAGTATGTAATTAAAGAGGGTGATAACAAAGGTAAGGTAGTATGATAGAGTCTATAGTGGCCCTGCTAATGTTTGTAAACGGAGAGATCAAGGAACACTTGATTCAGCCTAACGGAATGGCACAATGCCTTCGAGGCAAGCGTGAAGCAGAAAGAACTTTTTCAGAATCTGTATCTTACAAATGTTACAAAGGTAAAGCAGAAATAGAGTTGTATCAAGGAAGAAAATACATTAAAGCTTTGATATTAGAATGAAAATATCAGCAGAAATAGTTAATGGTATCTGTCCTACTTGTGAAGAGTACACACCATTAGTCGGATTAACTAAACAATTTTATAGATGTATGACATGTGGGTCTGATTTAGAGCAACATGTTAATGGTGTTATAAGTTACATACCTCACTTAACTAAAAGCTCATTACAATCAAAAGTAGACGAATATTTCGATGGCAAAGAAAGCTAAAGGTTTATACGCAAAAGTTGCGCACGAGCCAATATTTCATAAAACAAGTATTGGACGCAACCCTAGCTTGTGCAAAATGAACAAAAATCGTCGACGTTCGTATAAAAAATATCGTGGTCAAGGTCGTTGACAAAACAAAATAAATGACTATCCTATAGTCATGAAAGAAAAAACAATAACTATAAAAGCAAAAGGTATATCACAAAAACAGTGGTCTAATCTTTTATTAGAGTTAAATCTTGTAAGAAAAGCATGGAGACCATATGGTGTTGACTTACAATTATCTGCTCCCGGTTTACGTAACATAATAAAATGGGGAAATAAGCCTGGTGCACAAATACTTAAATAGATGGACATAATAGTTTTAAACGACGGTCTGTACCAACTATTACCAGTATCAAAACAAATTCTGGATGGAATAGCGTTGACAAGTGAAATTAGCTGTCTTGATCTTTGTGATATACTTAGATTAAAATTATCTGGATACGTAGATACGTTAAATTTACATGTCATGAATGATAACAGTGGATACTTTATTGGCTGTGTGTGTAGATAAACCTACCCTAAAGAGGGAATAAACGGGTAGGTATATGGTGAGAAATTATCTCCCCATACCATAATTATGCCATAATGTCAAATTGTGTCAACAGGTGTGCAGTAAAATTTAAGATAAATGCCGTGTTTGTTAACTTCTTCTCTGCCAATCTCTTTCATTTTTTTAAGTGACTCTTCATATCCAAAAGTCAAACAATCATATTTAGTTCTAAATGTTTCCTGCCAATCAAAAGGCGGCATACATTCACCTGCAACACTAGAACAAATTATTAAACTTAACAAAATTTTCATTGACAATCCTATAATATCACCTATATATGGGTTATTAATATGAAAGGAAACACGCATGACAGACATGAGTAAATACAAAAATGTTTCACTAACAAAAGAAACATATGCTACTTTAGATAAACTATCAAAGGTATTATTGCCCGATGCTAAATTATCCATAGCAAAAACAATAGAAGTTTTATCAAACGAAAAAGCGAGAAAGTTAAATGGCAAAACTAAAAAAAACTAGAGTTAAAATCCATATATGTGATACTTGTCACGGTAATGGGTATGTCAGGGTTGCAAAAATTGATAGTGATCCTGCGTTAGATTTTAGAGACAGGAGTGAAGTTCACCAATGTTGGGACTGTGACTCCGAAGGAGAATTTTATGAAACGGTTGATGATAATCTTATCGATGACGGTCCTTCTAACAAGTTGCACTAAATTAGAGTTTGATGGATTTGATCCTGCAACATCAACATTAAAATGGATTATACAGAATGGTGTTAAAAAAAATTAAATATAGAAAAGGACGAGCTCCAGGTGACAAAAAATGCTACGCGCTAAACACCTCTGGAGGTTACATATCGGGATTGCTAAAACCATACCCTGAGTATTCGAGCCTTTGCTCTCTTGGGAGTACGTGCACGGAAACCAGGAGGGTTGTATGAATAAAATAACTAACGAAGACATTGCATACATAGCCGGACTCTTTGATGGCGAAGGTAGTATTTATTATGCTAGACGAAAAGAAAAAAAGAAAGCACACAATGGTGAGGGTTACAGATACTCTATGTCACAAAGAATAAGCATGGAGATAACCATGACAGATGAACATGTAATACGTTGGGTTCACGAAGTTTTAAATGTTGGAACTGTTGTTAGAAAACCTAGAAAAGGTTTACGTAAAGATGGAACTAAATATTTAATGCAGTATAAATGGCGTTGTACATTTAGAGATGCTTATCAAGTATGTAGATTGATCTGGCCTTGGTCTAAAACTAAACTAGAAAAAGTTGAAAAGATAATAGATCACTATGATCCACAAATATTTGATGGTAATGTGGTAAGTATGGAACAATATAAACAAGCGATGAGTTTAGAATGAAATTAAAATTTTACATATGGTTGATGGGTTGGTCTGGTAAGTTACATGCGTGGGCATGGCGTAAACAAGCCAACATGATTAAGTATAAAGAAAAAAAAGAAGAAGAAGATTATTTAAAAGAATTAAAGAAAAAATTATGACTATAGGATATGGATTAGGTATGTTGATGATGGGTTTAATAGCAATAACCATAGGTGCCAGCGTAGCTTATTACATAATAAATAAATTAGAAAAGGAGAATAAAAATGCCAGATAAAGTTAATATACATTTAATGAATTGGGGACCTTGTGTTGTTCGAATGAAGATAACCGATGGGTTTAAAAAACAATTGTTAGATGAAGCTAAAGAAGGTGGAGAAGATTTCAGGGGTAAATTAGCAGGGATCATTGACCACGAAACAGGGTATAGTGAGGAGGCAAAGAACAGAATATTACCAAACCTATCTTTGTGTCTTGGTATATATAATCAAGCCTTTGAACAATTTGTAAATAAAAAATTTGAAAAGTATCCTGAATATATATTATCCGCATTATGGATTAATTATCAGAAAGCTAACGAGTATAACCCACCACACGATCACGATGGTAAGTTATCGTTTGTAACATACCTACAGATACCTGAAGAATTAAAAAAAGAGAATGAGGCCTATAAAGGTAAGAGCTGTGGACCTGGTGGCATACAGTTTTTATGGGGAGATGGACCTAGAGACTGTGTAAGCTATCAGTCATGTTTTCCTGAAGAGAATGACATGTTTATATTTCCTGCGTGGTTAAAACATTGGGTAGCTCCTTTTAAATCAGATTGTACTAGAATATCTGTAAGTGGTAACGTGCATGACCAGGCACCTTTAAATAATATTTTAAACTTTGCTCCTAAATACTTGAAAGATAAAAAGAAATGATGAGTGAAGAGGATTTGAAAGAGTATCATAATATTGGTAAGCCTATCAAGTACAATGGCAAGTATACCTATGTCGATGCCTCACGAATCGAGGACCAAGGAACACGGCTCTATGATGTAAATGGTTCTAGACTTCCTAGCGTAACTACGATATTAGGCGCTACCAAAAATCAACAATTCATAAAAGAATGGAAGGCTAAAGTTGGAGAGCAAGAAGCAGACAGAATCAAAAATGTATCTAGTAGTCGGGGGACAGCTATGCACAAATTCTTGGAACACTATATCCTCGGAACTGGCTACGATGATCTTACAGCGCTCGGACAGGAGGCGAAAGCCATGGCCGAAAAAGTTATTGACGTGGGTCTCACACCTGTTCAAGAATATTATGGTTCGGAAGTTACGTTATACTATCCGGGTTTATACGCAGGTCAAACAGACCTTGTCTGTTTACATAACAGTCGTGAAACTGTTGTTGACTTCAAACAAGCTAACCGTCCGAAAAAACAAGAATGGATCGAAGATTATTATCTGCAAATCGCAGCGTACGCCATGGCGCATGACTACGTTCACAAATCAAACATTGAGCAGGGAGTTATCATGGTATGCACGCCTGACCTATATTATCAAGAATTCAAAGTCGAAGGGCCTGAATTAAGACGCTATAAACATAAGTTTTTAAAAAGATTAGACATGTATCATGACCTAATTTTTAGTGAAAAGGAGAAAGCAAATGTGCAAATCAAAGAAGAAGACTTCAAAAAATAAAATAGAATTCCATGGATATTATTTTGATGGCAAGAAACTATTCTTAATGTACATGGATGAATATGGCAAGATTGTGACAAAGGAGGATAAAGATGAACGATCAGTTGTTTAGAACGCTTCTAAAAAGATACGAAGCTGAAATTGAAGATGCATTATACAAGATAAAATGCATTGAGGATCACAACATGGTAATACCAGAGCACGTTGATATTACTGGAGAGGTAGACAAGTTGTTGGGCCATATAGGTAAAGCAGAAGAGAAGTTGTCTGTAATGAGGAAATATTATGGCGAAAAAAAGGCACCAAAAGTTCTTTAAAGGTGTCGGAAGGGTGTCGGATCCGACCCCTAAAGTGTCGGACGACAGCTCTTTGTTTAGAATTATTCTAAACTGTGTCAATTTTCCGACACTTACACCTGTTTTTCCGACCCCTAAATCAGTGTTTCCGACCCCTTTCCGACCCCTAAAAGCCAGTGTTTATGCGCGTCCGACACTTCCGACCCCTTTTGGGAAAATAAAATAAAAAATTCGATGTGGTCCAATTATAACCTGTAAAGAGTCGGAGACCTGTATTATAAGATATCATGCCTAGGAAAAGACGAAAAAGAATCGCAACTGATGTATCTCCCGATATACCTTATCCGAGAGTTCGAGTGGAGTGGATTGACTGTGTCAGTGACTCGGGCTGGGCTACTGATAAAGAGTTTGATAGAATGAAATTAGCAAGACCTGTTAATGAAGGCTGGTTATATTCTAAAGATAACAAATCAATAAAACTATTTGCCTCTTACGATAAAGATGAAGATGGAATTACGTTTGGGGATCGGACGATGATTCCTCGGGCTTGGGTAAAGAAGATTCAGAAGTTGTAGATGGAGTCACGTTTATTAACTGTCCGTAGTCGTCTAATATCTGTTTCATCTTTGCTTCTAATTCTTGTTCTGATAGGTCCTCTAACTTTCCTGTTTTTATTATCTTCCTATCTATGTATAATCCTGCTGCTTTTCCTCTGTTTGCTTCCGCATTCACTGCTGAAGAGAATGATCCTTTTTTTAAAGCGGCCTCTCTAAGTCTTGCTAATTCTGCAACGTGACCCTCATAAGTTACTTCATGTTTTTTAAGTCTTTCTTCTCTTAGTTCTCCCATGTACTTAACAACAAGCGGAGATAGTTTCGGATTTGTTAGTTCTGATCCTTCTTGTCTAGCTCTCTTCGGGCTATATCCAGCTTTGATAGCTGCTTCTGTTTTAGTCATAGGTCCATTTTCGTCCCCATACACATAATACTCAGCGAATCTCATTTGCATTTCTGTAAGTCTTTTTGGTAATCCCATGATTGACAATTTAAGGTAACTATCCTATAAAGTCAATAATGTTTGTTAAACATCTACAGGAATACTTAGACCAATTTACTAATGGCAAAAGAGGAAACGGAGTTTCCAACGCTCGTATTTTTATGGAAGTCAATGGACACCTTGAAGAGATAAAAAGAATTGAAGTGCAAGAGTCAAATATAATTGGACAAAGTGCTATTCGTGTTGTATTCAAACCTACGAGAGAAAAGATAATTATCGCTCCTAACACACCTGATTAGAAAGCACTAGTTACCTTGAAACCTGAGCGAAAATTATATGCAAAAATTAAAAAATCTATACCAGAAATATCGTGGATTAGACTTGAAAATCTTAGTCTTTCCGGTACTCCTGATCTATTGGGCTATAATGATTATGGCACCTTTTTCACTGTAGAGCTTAAAGTTACGAAGAGTAACAAAGTTCGTCTTTCTCCACATCAAATTGCGTTTCATGTGAAGCATCCACAGAACAGTTTTATCTTAGTAGAGAGCCTTGATCAGAGGTGCTTGAAACTTTTTCCAGGGTCCAAGGTACGCGAGCTTGTCGCTTGCGGCTTGGCGCTTGAAGCTTGTGCCTCAGGGCTTGACGCTTGTCGCTTGTGGCTCACGGAGCTTGGTGCTTGAAGCTTCAGGCTCTGCAACCCGTCCACGCGTTGAGTTAACGGTAGAGTCCTCTGAAGCTTGTTGCTTGAGGCCCGGACCAGGCGAACGTTCTCCAGCGGACGTCTCCGACTCTCTCAAACTAATTGCCTGATCCGATTTATTACGCTTGCGTAATTCTTTATACCAGGAAGCGGTTTGTTCTCTTGCGCGCTTCCTTAATTCTTTATAATATTTTGGGTGTCTCCACATGTCAATGAGCCCAGTAAGATATATTTTTTATTTCAGGGTCCCAGCATGCCCGGCAGTCCTTGCACTCGTTGTTTTGCTTTGGAGCTGGACAGCTGCGAGAGGTAGCGCCAAACCAAGGCTTGTCACCTGTGATCACGCTCGAAGAGTTGGGCCACGAAGCAGGCGCCAATTGGTTTACCATTGGCGCGCTAAATCGTATGACTAAATTGTCTGGCTTATATTGCAGGTGATCTTTGATCCATGCTTCACGGGTCGGTAACCAGTGACGCTTTGAAGGTGTCAACCTGCAGACGCTGTAAATTTTTTTAAGATGATCCAGATCCTGGACATCTCCTGAATCATGCCATCTAAATACATCCGGCTTCTTGCTGTTGATCAGGTGTGCCATAGCGTCGACCCATGCAGGTGACTTGATTGCTTCTAGTCTCCTGTACTGTGCATCCTGAACGACTTTGAAGACGTAACAACCTTTCATTGCATAACAGTCATAACAGACTGAGCCCGGAACCTTCTGAAGCTTGGCGCCAGTTTTACATTCTTTGGCAGGTAAACCAATTGACCATCCTGGCATCTTTGACGGTTTACTCAGGCTGCCGCCTATAATCTTTAATGCTGTTTTAGTATCCATTTCTCCTATATAATCCTTTAATTCT